GCATATATGCGCGGCAAAGTTGATGGCCAAGAAGCCGATCGTGATTTTCTTAATCGCCGTCAAAGCTGATCATATATACATCATATGAGTTTAGACTATACAACCACTCTTGTTGTTGACTTTGATGATACCATTGCTATCACGCACAATCGCGATTGGGTGAATGCAACGCCAAATGAAGCACTGGTAAACAAATTAAATCAACTGTATGACGACGGTTGGAGCATTCATATTGTCACTGCACGAGGTCAGCTCTCATGCGCTGGTGATTGTGAAGCGGCCGACTGCAAGTACCGATCACAAATTGAGGAATGGCTTGCCCAGCATGATGTAAAGTATACATCGCTTAGCTTTCAAAAGAAGCTAGCGGCATACTATATTGATGACAAAGGTATTACACCAGAACAGTTTGTTGACAGTTTTGAACGCAAGAAGTTGGTTGGTGGCTGGAGCGGTGATGCTGTGTATTATGATAAAGTAACAAACAGCGTTTACAAGACATCAGCCAAGACACCCAGCGTCATATGCTGGTTTAATGCCGCAGCTGGTTTAGGTTACAACGTTCCACGCATTGACAGCGTGATTGGCAACACTATACGCATGCAATACTTGCATGAATATTTTGGAAGTATTCAATCCGTGTTGCGCACAGTTCACAGCTTTAGACAGCACCAGCCATTCTATAGTCAACATGTAAGCAGTGACGCATACGTCTCGCGCTGTCGTGAACGCGTTAAGCAGGTGTTGAGCATTGCTGATTACAGCTTTGTTTATATTTTGCTAAACAGTGCAATGGCGCATACACCATCATCCTTTGGTCATGGCGATTGCAGCATCAGCAACATTATGACGCATGATAGCTCCGGACAAAGCGTTTACTTTATTGATCCAATCAATGACCCTACACTATACAGCTCATGGGTCATAGACATTGCCAAACTATACACTACAATTGCTTTAACCGACTCTTGTGATTCTGCGCTTGAACTTATTGAAGACAGCGAATTGGTGCCCATTGAAGTTCTTAAGGCGCACGAGATTGGACACCTGTGTCGCATGTATCCATATGCGCACAATAAAGAAGATTTATTACAACACTTAAAAAACAAAATTGATGCTGCTAGACAAACAATCCTTAGCTAAACTTATTGGCAAACCCATTGAAGAAATTCGTATAGGCTTTACGGCATCAACCTTTGATCTCAAAGGTCAAACTAGCGTGCTGTATAAATAACTGTATGATAGGCTACATCTATAGAACAACAAACAAAATTAACGGGAAAACATACATCGGAAAAAAGCACAAACAAATTTTTGTAGATTCATATTATGGATCTGGCATAGTAATTTCCTCTGCTATTAAAAAGTATGGTAAGGAAAACTTCGAAGTTGTTTTAATAGCTACAGCCGATTCATTGGAAGATCTAAATCTTTTAGAACGTCAATTTATTTTGAATGAACAGCCAAAATATAATTTAGCTCCTGGTGGTGATGGCGGTGACATCATTTCTAATTTAGAAAATAAGAATGACATCAGAAGCAGAGCAACAGCTGGTATAAAGAAATGGCATGCTTCTTTAACAGAAGAAGAAAAGGAAGAATGGATTTGTTCTATTAAAAAAGCTAGGGAAGGCCAAGGGAATTTTAGAGAAGGGTACATACCAACCGATGGTCATCGTAAAAAGTCATCAGTGTCAAATACCGAGGCATGGAATAACTTGACAGCCGAAGAACGATCACAAAGGTTGCAAAATCATTCTAAGGCAATGAGTAAGCGGCAAGGACAACAAACCCACAATTCACAACAGATTGAAATAAATGGAATCATTTACGCAAGCCTTACTAAAGCAGCAGCAGCTTTAGGATTAAAACGCCACATATTACAAAATAAAATAAAAAAAGGGCAAATAAAATGTACATTAATAAAAAAGAAATAGCAAAAAAACTAAATAAAGATGTAACCGAGGTTATAATTGGTTTCAGCTGTTCCACCTTCGATCTCTTTCATGCAGGCCATACCGTAATGCTTATGGAAGCAAAACAGTTGTGTGACTATCTTATTGTAGGCCTGTTGGTTGATCCTACAAAGGACCGCGCTGACACAAAGAATGCACCCGTGCAAAGTGTATTTGAGCGCTACCTGCAAGTATCGGCATGCAAATATGTGGATGAAATTATTCCCTTTGAAACCGAAAAGGATTTGCAAGATATGATTCTTACCATTAACCCTGACGTTCGTATTGTTGGCGAAGAATATCAGCATAGTGATCACACTGGAAAAGGCTTATGCCCAATTCATTACAACAAAAGACGGCACAGCTTCTCTACAAGTGAGTTGAGAGCGCGTGTGGTTGCAAAAAAATAACAAGCATATATAACATTATGAACATATTAATTACTGGAGGCTGCGGCTTTGTTGGAACCAATCTTATTCCTAGTTTGTTAGAACTGGGGCATAGCGTGGTTGTGTTTGACAATCTTGCGCACGGCTCATACATTCCTGAAGTGCATGACCGTGCACGCTTTTTTAAATGCGATATTCGTGACCGCGAAGCAATGCATTTGCACATTGGCAATCTTAAACCTGACATTACTTTTCACTTTGCTGGATTGGTGAGCATCTATGATTGCCATCGCGATCCAGCCGCTGCGGTGGCCAACAACATTGTTGGCAGCGTCAATGTATTTGATGCATTGCTTGCCGCAGGTTGCCCGCGCGTTGTTTTCTCAGAGACAAGCGCAGTATATGAAAACTGCGAGCTGCTTCAAGATGGTTACTTTGAAGGGCAAAGCGATCCTACTACGGTGTATGCAACTACTAAAGCAGCGGTCGCATTGCTTGCTGAAAGTTATGCGCGCACCAAAGGATTGCGTTATACTGCATTGCGTTACTTTAATATTGCTGGGCCTATTCAAGACTATAAGCGCACCGTGCCTCCATTGTTTGCAGGCTTTGCTATTCGCATGATGGGCGGTAATGCTCCAATCGTCTTTGGTGATGGTAACCGTCGGCGTGACTTTATTCACGTTGATGATGTCAATGACTTTCACGTTCAATGCTTAACTGATGATCGTACTATTGGTCAAACATACAATCTTGGACGCGGCGAAAGTTGTAGTTTGTTTGAAATTGGTGATGCTGTTGCAACCATACTTAAAGCTCGTGGTTATACTTTACCAGACACTGTACAATATTCATACATGCCTGAAATTAATGGTGAAGCGTATGAAATATTTGCGGATATTCGCAAGGCACTCTCGCTTGCTTGGAAGCCAAAGAAAAGCATTGCTGTTGCGCTTGATGATACAATTGCCTACCTTGAAAAGGAAATTGAGCGAGGCAGCATTGATCCATTAACCTACATGGTTGATTTAAATATTGACAGCGTTAAGATTGCGTAATATGAATATATACGTAGGAAAGATTGGCAAGAGTATATTGTTTAATCGCAATTCATGGGGTAATATTGGAGGCGACTGTGAAGCACCCAAGTATTATGAAAACTTATTTGCACGCAATCCTAGCATTACATTTTACTTGTTGGGCTGCAATGACTTTTCTCGCTTAAGCAGCAGTGAAAAACAACGGGTCAATGTGAATGGCAATGTGATTGACATTTGGGGTAAGGCGTTTGTGGATTGGAAAAAGAACAATCCAATGCACAGCAGCCTGCACAATATAGAATACCTTAAAGAATATATTGCGCTCAATCATGTAAAGTTTGATGCTGGCATTGTATTGGCTGGCCCAACTGGTACCACCAACATTCCATTTAAGGTTACCAAAATGCGTAACCCCAGCGAGATTGCTAGTCCTCTTGAGATGCTGTGCAAATATGTTGCGCCCATGACCGATTGGATGAATGATAATCGCCACATTCCATACATTCTCGTTGTCAATGACCCGCGCTTTTGGCCGTGCAATGCACGCGATTGGATACATATGCCTAGCATTGTATTGTCGCAATATGATGAAGTTACGCACATAACAGTTCGTAAAAATTATACGGACAATGCAACAGTTGTTCACGCCATTCCTAGCACCTATAGTGCAATGGAAACCATCTTTCTCATTGGGCAAGACAAAGAAAAGCAAAGTGCTGAAACCGAAACAACATCGTTGGATACATTCTTTGGCTCAGCTGCTCCTGAAGCAAGTGGCCAAAAGGACATAAACTTTATGATTGTGCTTAATGAAGGGCGTCCTTCACGATACAACCTGTTGAAACAAACCATTCTTAATGATGTACAAGACGCAGCAATCTATGGCAAATGGGATGAGCGTACAGTGGGCTCTGACTCACGATTCAAAGGCAGCTTACCGTTCCATGAATTGCAAACCATATTGCCTCGTGTAAAATATACATATTGTATTCCCATCAAAAAAGGATGGGTTACCATGAAGTTCTGGGAGATGGCACATTATGGAATTATACCATTCCTGCATCCAACTTATGACGAGCAAAACCATTTGAATGCTCCACCATTCTTGCGCGTAAAGGACAGCAAAGACCTGTTTAAAAAAATACAGTTTCTTGAGGCCAATCCTGATGCATATGTGGCGCTTGCTGATGCCATCGCTGATATGTTAAAGCCGGCATACTATTCAGGAGAACACTTGAATAGTGTTACACTAGAAGCTTTAAACAAAATCATATAAATTGATTCAACAATGCACGACAACACACAAAACAAATATACATACGCATCAATTGTACCGCTTATTGGCGGTGAAAGTTTAGGTATTCAGGAAGCGTTAAATGGGCAATTGCCAGAATATGTATTGTCATACAGTCCATTTGCGAGCAATGATGATCATTACATTCAATACATTCGCAATACCAAAGGATGGGATGGTGACTATGTGTTCCTGGATGAACAGCCTGATCATGTTGCGCCGTATGTTGATGTTGTCAATTCTACATGCCCATGTGCAGGCCTAAGCAGCTTTAGCACTGCCAGCAGTGCCGATAGCGCAATCAATGAATGGTTGTATCGCACCGCTGAATATGTACTTGACAAGGTATCTCCTAAAGTATTTTGGGGTGAGAATGCTCCGCGGCTATACAGTAAGATGGGCAAACCGGTTGCCGATCGTTTGTTTGAAATTGGCCAAAAGTATGGTTATAGCTTAAACCTTTACTATACTGAAAGTCGATTGCACGGGTTGTCTCAGAAACGAGGCCGCACGTTTTACTTCTTTACCAAAAGCGTGAGCGCGCCACTCTTTAGTTGGTTTGCTGTTGCAGGAGAACCCATTGAAAACATCTTTAATATGCCGTATGCTCCAGGTGACCCTATGAATATTCTATGCAATGAAGAAGATCCCAATAAGAATGGATGGGCAGCCTATGCAATGCACAAGACAGGTACCACCAATATTAAAGAGCTGTATGACACTCTAAACAATACACAAAATCTTATTGTGTGGGCTGACGGTGGATTGGGTGACAATCTTACGGTTGTGGCAGAGTGGATGGATGAAAACGGCTATGCTATAACCGCGGGCCGTGCTCGTGATATGGCCGTCAAACGTGCAAAAGGTATGGGTTACTGGGCACACGGTATTACACTTGCCAAAGGCATTATTCCAAGTCTGATTGGCGCGTTACCATTCTGGATGATTAATCCATTTACTCAAACTTTTCCAACTGTGCGCGACTGTCTCCGCATCATGAAGATGCCTGAAGACTTTAATCTTTCAAGCATTTATCCGCTTAAAAGAAAGATTAATCACATTTGCCAAAATGTACCGGTAAGCACTGCGCGTGATATGATGTACAATGTAATTAAATATCTTGATGGCGATGTTGTGTGGAGCGAAAGCAACTATACCAAACAAAGCAATAAGAGTCAAACAGTTGAATATCCTACGCGAGCGGAAGCAAATGATTCTCATAAACTTGATGAATTTTTTAGTTTACAACACAAGAAAAACCTGTTATAATAATATCTCAACGAAATAATATATGTCATCTGTACTAGAAAAACTAAAAAAGAATTGCCGAATTAAAGAAGCCGACGTCTTGGCTGACAGCGATTTTTATGCTGAAAAAGATATCACATCCACAAGTGTGCCAATGGTCAATGTCGCGCTAAGCGGCAGTATTGACGGTGGATTGACCAGTGGACTTACCGTTCTCGCTGGTCCATCAAAGCATTTTAAATGCCTTAGCGGAGATACTCCAATCTCTGTATATTATTAAGAATTACTTTAGCTGGTCCATGGTAAAATACATATTTGTATAAATACTTCCATGGACCAGCTAAAGCATAAAATACAAAATATTCTAATAAATTATACCGACGCCTGCATAAGCGAATTGTCTAAAAAATTCGCCAATGCCAATAATGTTAAAAAATCAGACATACTAAATTATTTAAGAAATAAGTATAATATAGTGGGTTGCCCAACTAGAGGTCAGCGTAACTATTGGATACTCAGAGGATATTCTAAAACTGAAGCTGAAATTAAAATTAAAGAATATTCTCATGTGTACTCAACGATGGCGGTCGAGTCTATTATGAATAGACACAACATAAGTAAATCTGAGGCAGAGAATATTGTTAAAGATAGAGTATGTAAAATGAAAAAAACATATGAATCAATGTCAGATGAAATGATTGCCAACTTAAATAAACGAAAGGCTTCAAATTCACTTAAAAATTGTATTTCTAAATATGGTAAAGAGCATGGCAGCTTAATATATGAACAAAGAATTCAACAGCTGAAAGATAATGTGTCTTTAGACGGTTATATCAAGAGACATGGGATTGATGAAGGTACACGCTTATACAAAGAATTTTGTGAAAAAACTCAAAAGCAAAATACTCGGTCAGGTTACATTGAACGCTATGGCAGCCAAGATGGACCAATAAAATATGCGCACACACAAAATAAAAAATCCTTTTCGCATACTTTGGCAGGTTACATTGAACGCTACGGGCATGAAGACGGTCTTATAAGATATACTAAAAGACAACAAACTTATATTGAATCACTATATGGAAACAAAACAGAAGATGAGCTTACGGCATTTCATAAATCCCAAGGGCTAACATATAAAGATGCCGTTGCAAAGCATGGACTGCTTGCCGCTAATTCCATTTTTAACAGCAGAGGCGCTAGCGCTGCTAAAGCGTCAACAGAATCTTTAAGAGTCTTAATACCATTTTATAAGTATGTAAGAAGAAGTGGAATTGCCAAATCAGACATTTATTGGGGAATTAATGGATCAGTCGAATACTTTATAAGAGAAAATGAAAAATTTGTCACTTTTGATTTTACAATTAGATCTATTCGTGTTATAATTGAATATAACGGAACGGTATGGCATGCAAAAAATCCAAACGACACATTAAAACACCCGTATGGAAAAACCGCTTCTGAAGTATATGCTTACGATAAACAAAAATATGAAATGGCCGAGAGACAAGGCTTTACAATAATTACGGTATGGTCTGATATACCACATAAAGAAAATTTACACAATCTAATAAAACAATATGAAAACGTTAAATACAACATACGCTGAATTGCATAAATTGGTTCAGGAAAATCCGGATATTAAATATCACGTAAAAACTAGTACAGGTAAGTTCACACAAATTAATGCAACCGTCTGCAAACAATCCGATACATATGATATTGAGTTTTCTAATGGCGTTGTTTTAACAGCAGGCGACAAACATTGTTTCATGGACAATGCCGGTTTACCTGTTGCAACCGAATCATTATTACCTGGGCAGGTTGTTCAAACGCTTAGTGGTAATGTAACATGTGTAGGCCGCTCCAATTTTAAAGTAAATCAGGAAGTATATGATATTTCTATTGATGCGCCTCATTGGTATACAAATGACGATACACATGGTATTATTCATCACAATACTAGCTTTGCATTGCTTATGGCAGGTGCATACCTTAAGAAACATAAAGACGCTTGCCTTATGTTTTATGATAGTGAATTTGGTAGTCCTCAGCAATACTTTGAAAGCTTTGGTATTGATACCAATCGAGTCCTGCATATTCCCATCAAGAATATTGAAGAACTTAAGTTTGATATTGTGAATCAACTTGAGCAAATGGAGCGCAAGGACAAAGTAATTATTGTTATTGATAGTGTTGGTAACCTTGCGTCCAAAAAAGAATTGGAAGATGCAATGAATGAAAAAAGCGTGGCCGACATGACGCGCGCTAAAGCGCTTAAAGGATTGTTCCGTATGGTTACGCCATACCTTACAATGAAAAACATTAGCCTACTTGCAATCAATCATACCTACCTCGAGATTGGTCTTTTCCCTAAGTCGATCGTTAGCGGAGGATGTGTTGCTGCTGGAACTCTTATTACTCTGCCTGATGGAACAACCAAAGCCGTTGAAGACTTTATTGCTGGTGATACTGTCCAAACGCTTGACGGCCCTAAAGAAGTTACTGCGGTCTGGAATCCAGACACACTTGAAGAAGGTGAACCTGAATGTTATGAAGTTACATTTGAAGACGGCCATAGTGTCATTTGCAGTGATGCACACAAATTCATGATTGATGACCTTTGGGTTGAAGCAAAAGATCTGAGAATCGGACAAGATTGTAAAGTATTAGCTTAAGTTAAGATCATCAATTGTATAAATAAGTATGTTAACCACACATACCTATGACATTTAAATTGATGATAAAAACACATAACATAACAGGTCTCAAATATCTGTGTGTGACTTCCAAAGATGACTATGGATCGTATAGCGGTTCTGGGCATTACTGGAAGTCACATATAAAGACACACGGCAAGGATATTTTTACTGAGTTATTAGGAACATACCAAACAAAAGAAGAATTGCGAGATGCTGCTATTTTAGCCTCAGCTAAATATGATGTTGTTGAAAGTAGCGAATGGGCAAATTTAATTCCTGAAACTGGATATGATTATGACGGCATTACAAGAAAAGGCTGGTTTGGATGGTATGAATCTTTATCAGATGAAGAAATACAGATTAGGAATGCAAATATTAGTTTAAAGGTAAAGGAAAGAATCTCTAATACGGATCCTAATATAATATCGGCTCAAAACCAGAAACAACGTCTTAACATATCTAAAGAAGCTGCAAAAATTAGAAAAACAAAAATTCAAGATGTATATAATACGGGAAAACACGATGCATTATTTAAGAGATATTCAGAAGAAAGAACAGGCGGAAATAATCCTTGTGCAAAAATAATTATGATTAACGAAATACAGTATGCATGTATTAAAGATGCAGTACATGCTTTAAATTTAACTAGAGCCGTTATATCACGCCGAATTAAGTCCGATCATACACAATGGAGTAAATGGAATTACGTTTAAAAAGACCTTTACAAACAGAAGAAAATATATTATAATATAACATAATGAAAATTAAAGAAATTAAATCAATAGGGCGGCAAAAAGTATATGACCTTAGTGTTAAGGATACCGAGCATTACATTCTTAAGAATGGTGTTGTCACACACAACACTGGCATCATGTATAGTGCAGACAATGTTTGGATTATTGGCCGCCAACAAGATAAAGATGGTACTGAAATTCAAGGGTATCACTTTGTAATCAATGTAGAAAAGAGTCGCTTTGTTAAAGAAAAAAGTAAAATTCCAATCAGCGTAAGCTGGGAAGGCGGCGTTCAAAAATGGAGCGGCCTACTGGATGTTGCTATTGACGGTGGTTATGTAGTCAAGCCCAAGAATGGATGGTATCAAGCATGGGATAGCGCAAAGAATGTTGAGTTGACTGGCAACCTGCGTGCTGCTCAAACCATGACTAAAGAATTCTGGGAGACTGTATTTAAGAATACCGATTTTGCAGCATATCTTAAAAACAAGTATACCATCGGCCTTCGCGATATGATGAATGACGTTGAGGTTAATCTTGATCGTATTCCTGAGAGTACAATCACCTTTGAAGAATCCGCCGAATCCGCTGAAACAGATGACTGAAGCAAAAGACTATATTTTTGTCGAAAATGATTTACATAGTGATCAATATTCGATAAAATTATTGTCTGGGCGCTGGGCGGGTGTGATCTATACATATGGACGCACCCGCCTGGTTGAGGACAAAGAAGCTGATGTCTTAAAGGTTTCATTTGTTTATAAAATTGAGCGCTGCCCAGAAGCAATGGACAGACAATCATTAGACTGTGACTCTTCCTTTAAGAATCATATTGGAGACGTACTAAATCATCTATTATCACAAAGCGAATTTAAAATTGGAAACAACGATGCAAAAGAATCTTGAGGAAATAATCATTAAAAACCTGATACAAAATGAAATGTTTACGCGCAAAGCGCTTCCTCATTTAAAACCAGAATACTTTGAAGGGCAGCATAAAGTATTGTACGAGCTGATCTTATCATTTATTGGCAAGTACAATAAGCTGCCAACTAGCAGTGTGCTAGACATTGAGTTTCAAAACAGCGACTATGTTAACCGCAATGACCATCATGAAGTGCTAAGCAGCATTCGTGATATTGATAGTCCTGCAAGCGTTGACTATGATTGGCTGGTGGACAACACTGAAAAGTGGTGTAAGGACCGTGCCGTGCATCTTGCAATTATGGAAGCTGTTAGTATTATTGACGGGAAAAGCAAAGATCAAACCGAAGGCGCAATTCCAACCATTCTTAGCAATGCATTGAGTGTTACCTTTGATACAAATGTTGGACATGACTATCTTGAGAATGCTGAAAGCCGCTATGACTTTTACCACAAGACCGAAGATAAGATTGCCTTTGACCTTGAAATGCTTAACGTCATTACAGGTGGTGGGATTCCTCGCAAGACGCTCAACATTATTCTTGCCGGTACAGGTTGCGGAAAAAGTTTGGGTATGTGTCATATGGCTAGTGCAGCTCTTGCAGAAGGGCGCAATGTATTGTATATCACAATGGAAATGGCAGAAGAAAAGATTGCTGAGCGTATTGATGCCAATCTTTTTGATGTGCGTATTGATCAGTTAAAGGACTTGACTAAAGCATCATTCAATAATAAGGTTAAGGGTATCAGTGATAAAACCAAAGGCAAACTTGTTGTTAAGGAATATCCAACTGCGAGCGCACATGTCGGTCACTTCCGTGCATTGTTGCTTGAACTAAAATTAAAAAAGAAGTTTGAGCCAGACATCATTTATATTGACTATCTAAACATTTGCGCGAGCAGCCGCATGAAAGGATTGAGTGGAAGCATCAATACATATAGTCTTATTAAAAGTATTGCTGAAGAGATTCGTGGATTGGCTGTTGAATTTAATGTACCCATCTGGAGTGCAACTCAGGTTACTAGAGCGGGTTACTCATCATCAGACATCGAAATTACAGATACAAGTGAATGCATTGCTATTACTGAATCCGTTACAATGCGAGATGGTCAAGTTAAGACGCTCGATGAAGTTAAATTGGGTGACCAAATTACAGCAAATGATGAATATAAAACAGTAATGTTTAAGCATCATAATAAGATGAAAGACTGTGTAAAGATTACAACTGAAAGTGGTAAATCAATAATTGTTTCGAAGGATCATGTATTTCCATGTAAAAGCAATGGGAATGTTAAACGTATTAGTGTTAATACTGGATTAATGGTTTCAGACATTCTATCTGTTGTACTCGGCAAAATGTAATTATTATAAATAATATCATACTACAGATTTTATGATAGCAATTACCGATCCATTAGAGAGAAAACCTATACGAGACATAATTAATAAATTGCCTGATGATAAGAAACAATATTTCATTAAATTTATAGCTGAATACATTGGTCATGAAAAACTATCATCGTCACTTAAGCGTAAATATGAATTGTTTAAAGATATACTGGTGAATAATGAAAATTCATATTTTTCATTATTCACAGAATACAATTCATCCAATAATCAATATCGTAAAGTGGATATTAGACATGGCTTAGGCTCAAGTAAAAAGTTAAAAACCGCATACGAGGCGAGGCCTAAAGCAGTGAATGTAAATTCATGCTTTACGATTACTTATTGGATGGCTAAAGGCTTATCTACTGAAGAAGCTAAAAAGAAGGTTTCTGAATTGCAAAGAAAAAACGCAAAGAAAAAGCATCATAAATTTAAATTGAACGGCTTAAGTTATAAAGAGTATCTACCCAATTGTATTGAATATTGGATTGCTAGAGGATATGATTTAAACGAGTCGGAAATTCTTAGGAAACAAATTTCTATAAAATCTGAGTTATCATATGTGAATTATATTGAAAAATACGGGTTTGATATAGGTACGGCTAAATTAAAAGCACAGCACGAAAAAAGAAAAGCTACATTGATTGAACGGTTTGGCACAACGGTATTAAATGGTAAATGTTCAAAGGAATCACTTAAATTTTTCATTCCACTTTATAAAAGTATTAGAAAACTTGGTGTTAATAAAAATGATATCTTTTGGGGTATTCGTGGAAGTAAAGAATTTGCGCATCATTATAATGGCATGAACTTCTTTTATGATTTTACAATTAAATCATTAAAAATAACAATTGAATATAATGGTGCATTTTGGCATGCGCGTCCTGAAACTGAGTGGAAAGGCTTTGGATCTAAAGAAGAAAACCTTGCTTATAACCATATTAAAGAAAATACTATTAAACAGTACGGCCATGATTTATACATTGTATGGTCGGATGAAGATCTTGAATTAAAAAGAAATACTATAACACAAAATATTAAAGAAAAATACTATGCAACCGCTTGAAGAATATTGTCTAATTAAAGCAAATGAGCTTATCACAAAGGGTATGGTATCTGAACATACCGATGTTTTTGAATTAACTGATATGTTAATTGCGCTTGAAACTGAAAAAATTGATAAGAATACGAAAAGTGATCATAACTTAAATTATAATGATCCTATTGTTTCTATTGAGGATGTTGGTAAGGTTGAAACTACAGATATTTCAACCTCAGGTGATAACCTATTTTACTGCAATAGCATTTTAACAAAAAACAGTTTTGGACTACCTGCAACCGCTGACTTGATGATTGCATTTATTCGTACAGAACAACTTGACAAGATGAATCAAATTATGGTTAAGCAACTCAAAAATCGTTACAATGATCCAACCACCAACAAACGATTTACCATTGGTGTTGATCTGGCAAAGATGAGGCTGTATGATGTTAGTGATCCTACCGCAAATATTATGGCCGATGATTCTTCTCAATCTGCTCCACAAACTCCTTTTGCTGCAGGGCGAAGCGGAGCAGCACGAAGCAATAAGTTTGACGATTTTAAAATCTAACTTTATTATAAATAACATATATGTCAAACGTAGTAAGTTTTAAAAGTTATTTGGCTGAGGCCATGTCAAACTCGTCAACCGACAAAGCAGCATTCCTAATTGCCAAATATCTTAAAAAGAAGACTGGCGTTGTCATGTTTCGTTATCCCGGTCTTGAAGCATTTAAGAACAGTGATGGCGCAGGTTTTGGTTTGCGTTTCTATTCCACCAAGAAGAATGTTTCATTGCGTTTCAACTGGAAAAGCGCTAGTCAAGCAGGCTTTGTCAATCTTGCAAGTATTGATTACTGGAACGGTAAAGCACCGGCTCCATTCCACATTGAATTTGATCAAAGCGTAAGTATTGTTAAAGTATTGCCGCTTGTTGCTGATGCGCTTAAAGACAACAGCATCGATTTGGGTAAGATTCGTACCATGCCCGATGATGTGCCGCTCAATGAAGACATTAGCTATGATTTTTTAGCTGAGGCCGCAAGTCCAGTAGATATTCTTAATGATATTTTAGATATGGTCACCGAGCCTTCCTTCGCAAAAGGCAAGGTATATACCAAACACAAGAGTGCTGGTCAGAAGATTTTTGATCAGCTTGAAACCACATACCCATCACTGTTTGTCAAAACTGGCACAAAGTTCACATGGGCTGGTAAGGCAAAGGACATTGCAAAGATTCGTAAAGAACAAGGCGCATTGCTTGATGCAACTGGCAGTGTTGAAGCAAAAGTAACACGCGGCGCAGCTAAAGAAAAGTATGTTGTATCTCAAGAAATCAATGCACTTGAAAGCGATCAAGAACGACTTAGCTTTGAAGCGCAGTTGGTTGACCTTGAAAACCTTGTTAAACTAACTGTTAGTGGTGCAGCAAATGCATTGTTTGTTAGCGGCAAAGGCGGTGTTGGCAAAACACATACCACCGAACAAATCCTAGGCAACCTTGGATTGCGTGATGGCGCTGGTTACTTTAAAAATACTGGCAGCGCTAGTGCGGCTGGTTTATACAGTTTGCTGTTCCGCTTTAAGGACAAAATCATCTTCTTTGATGACTCTGATGATGCATTGGGCGATCAAGAAGCGCGCAACCTGTTGAAGGCGGCCACCGATACCAAGAAGATTCGCAAATTGGTATGGAACAAAATGGGCAAGAACGTTGTTGATCCTGACGAAATGACGGATGAAGAAATTCTTGATGCCGGTTTGATTCCTCGCTATTTTGAATTTACTGGTAAAGTTATTTTTATTAGTAACCTGCCACTAAACAAATTGGATCCAGATGGTGCGTTGCGTACACGCGCATTTATTATTAACATTGATCCAACCGAAACAGAAATTTACGAATTTATGGACAAGATTGTTGGCAACATCACACTTGAAGATGGTTTGGAGTTGGATATGGAGGCCCGCAAACATGTGGTTGACTTGCTGCGCAAAGGCAAAAGCAAACAAAGTGCTAACCTTCGCAAACTATCACGCGGCCTAAACATGAGTGCTGGTGCTATTGCGAGCGGTGTTGAAGTAAGTGATGCAGACTTGTTTCGCATGATTGAAACATATGCTACTCCAATACTTGGGTTTCTTTCAATTGGGCTGGCAACGCTTCATGCGGTGGCTTCTTCAATTTGCTAAATGATTAAATTTAGTATATACGGCTGCAGTAAAGATAAGCGATTAAAACGTCGCGTCGGTGCTGCAGCCGTTTTCTTTTTAAAACAGCTCCTACCGCGCAAGCGCAACATTGATGTGCGCATAAAGTTGGTTAAAGACCTGCTAGCTAAAGAAAATAATTATGGCGAATGTTATGACTTGGATGTATCGCCAGGCCACAAGTACTATACTATACGGCTAGACTATGCTGATGCTGATACGGTAATACGTACGCTTGCGCATGAAATGGTTCACGTCAAACAATTTGCGCGTGGCGAATTGCGCATGTTGTATACTGGTTATTGCGCCAAATGGAAAGGCGAAAAGTATCCTGATGATATTGAATATGAAACTTCTCCATGGGAAGTTGAAGCAAACCATATAGAGCCATTGCTGTCGGCCAAGTTTATTGACAAATACCCTATGGTATAAATAACTATACTTCACGTTATGTCTAGCTTAGCCGGAAAAGAATTATATAAGTACGATTGGCGCGCCGAAGTCTTTCTTAAAAAGCTTAAGAACAACGAGCCTTTTGAATTGGAAAATGGTAAAAAGGTGATATTCATACCAGCCAAAGATGTTATCAATATCATCACCAAAAGGTTGCCAACCACTGGTATACGATTACTTGACGCCAAAGGCAATGCATATTCCTTAAAGGATGTATCAAAGAATGCCGAATTTGGTGGCCGCGGAAGCGGCGGTGGAACAGTTAAAGAAGACCGCGAATTATTGTCTTTAATAGAGCAAATTGATGCAGCAAAAAGTGAGAATGCAGCGGCCACAATCAAAATAAAGGTTGGTAATAAAACCTATGACGTGTATGGCGCGGCTAGCACTGCAGGAACACCAAAGAGCGACTTTCACTTGTTGGATATTGATGGTAAAGAGATTGTTTGGTTATCTCATAAAGATGGCAATAAAGCAAAAGACTTTCAACAATGGGGCGGTATAAGTGCGGCAAAGGAACCAACTATTTTCTCTCATAAAGAAACACAAAAGTTTATTGCCGATCTTAAACGTGAATACCCAAACGGCTTACCGCCTGCAACTACTCTATATCGTAATATTAAAGATGATAAGCTAAAAATGCTTAGTGTATATGGCAATAAGTATGGAACAACGCTTGGGCAACAAAATGTTAGTATGCTATTGCAAGGTGCCGTCAAATTGGTTAAGAAAGGCAAACATTATGAATTATCGGCTAATCATGTTCATTATAATGGTGATAGCGTAGATGGCGATGGATATGATCCAGTTCTTATGGCTATATACAAAGGCGATCGCAGCGATGCTGGCGTAAAAGGTACACGTATTGTAATTAGTCCAGTGGGTGGACGTAAAGGAATAGAATTCAAATGATAGCATTTAAACAACACTATTTAACAGAAGTTGCAAACTTAGCAGCAGCCGAATTGTACAAGTATGATTGGCGTGTTGATATGTTTCTTGACAAGTATAAAAACGCTCAGCCGTTACAATTGGTTGCGGGCGGTCAAGTAATACTCAAATATGACAAAACCATTGCTGCTGCGGTCAAAGCCAAGGACAATCCCAATAAGATTGTTTTTCGCGCTGCAACTGGCAACACAACCTACACGCTTAAAGACTTTGCAAAGAGTAAAGAATTTGGTGGCGGTGGCGGAAAAGGCGCTGGTGCAGATGTTACACGCACCACCGAGAGTGCACAGGCTGTATATGCAGCTGCACGATGGGCTGGTAGCAAAAACTATACTGCTATTGATCTTGAGCGCGCCTACAAAGGTTGTAAAGTAGATGAGCCGCTTGAAGGCATTCTAAACGGATTGTCGCCGGCATGGCGTGACAGCTGTATTCTTGGCGCTGAAGCGCTGCATAAGAAATATGGCAAAAAGAATTACACATTCCATCGTGGCAGTGACTGGGTAGACTCTCTTGAGACTGTGTTTAAGAAACTAAACAGTGCCGAAAAGGTATTTTCAAATGTCAACAAGTGGAGTCCAGCCGACATCTATATGGTGAGCCCTGCTGGCGCAGCAGTTAAACTTTTAGCAGCAACCAACATTATTGAATTGAATGGGCTGTTACTTGAAGCATTGCGCAACGGCGATATAGTTGGTGTGTCACTTAAACTGCTTAAGGGCGGTGTCAAGCTGTCAACTTATAATGCAGGTGATAAAAAGCATACCATTGAATTTGACAGATTCACAACTGGCACCAAAGGATTTTTTGGCGGTAAAGATATCTATATGTATTTTTCACATGATGGCAAAATACAATTCCGTACTTTTCCAGAAACTTTCCAAGGAGAAATCAAAGGTAGGAATGCTAACCAAGGCAAACTTAGTTATGGGCCAATTCAAACAGTATTGCGCCACCTTAAATTGCCACAGCTTATTGACATCAAGACATTGCGGAAAGCATTGGCCGAAAGCGATCGCAAGGTTTACGCAGAGTTTTACAAGAATTATACACGTTATGCGATGGACACATCCAAACTCTCACTTGACTCATTCATTGAAGAGTGTAAAAGCAAAGGCGACAGTTGGGTCTTTAGCAAATACCTAGGATGCCAGCTTATAGATATAGTTAAGACTAGCGGCCGTGAAGACGACTTTATTACTTCTTGTATACAATATGCAAGCAGCTCAAGTGACCTGAGTGCACCATTTATCAAATTAGAATAACATGTTATCATTTAAACAACACATAGCCGAAGCGAGTGTCGCTGGCAAGAATGTTCATATGCAACACCTAGAAGATGCTGTATTATACAGCGGAGTCAATGGCACGCGTGATGCAATCAACGCGCTGCGCAGCTTACGCGATATGTTGGCTGGCAACAGCAAAGGCGCAGTGGATGTTACCGTTAAATGGGATGGCGCTCCCGCGGTGTTTTGTGGGATTGATCCGTCTGATGGCGCATTCTTTGTGGCCAAGAAAGGTATTTTCAACAAAAACCCAAAGGTATACAAGAGTGTTGCAGATGTAAAAGCTGACACGAGCGGTGAACTCGCAGACAAGTTGAGCGTTGCTTATGTTGAATTAAAGAAACTTGGTATTAAAAATGTTATACAAGGAGACCTGATGTTTACCAAGGGCGACCTGAAGACGGCTACCATTGATGGCGAGTCGTATGTTGTGTTTCAACCCAACACGCTTGCATACGCTGTTCCATCCGATAGTGAACTTGCTGATAAACTAAAGGCCGCAAATGTTGGCATTGTATTTCACACCTCATACAACGGCAGTAGCTTTGAGAGTATGACTGCCAGTTATGGGGTAGACACAACCAAACTAAAGAAGGTGCCTAGTGTATGGTATCAAGATGCAACGCTGCATGACTTGAGCGGTAAGGCTACATTGACGGCGGATGATACCGCAAAAGTAACAGCTGCGTTGTCAGCTGCTGGCAAGATTTTCCAAAAGATTAGCAGCACCACTCTTAAAGCTATTGAAGAAGATCCTGAATTTGCAACCACTCTTGAAACATACAACAACTCATATGTTCGCAAAGGCCAAACGGTGACCGATACAAAGTCGCACGTTGCAGGACTAATTGCTTGGGCAACCAAAAAGTTTGATGCAGATATTGCCAGCAAGAAAAGCCAAAAAGGGCAAGCTGCCGCTGGTGCACGCAAAGATGATTACCTGTCATTCTTTAGCGACAGCAATCGAGCCAATCTTGACCTGATGTATCAGTTGCAAAACGCAATTGCCGCGGCCAAACTAATTATTATAGCAAAGC